ACAGAAAATCCAACAGGAGCTAACCCTCTAGGATCTATTACAGCGTATTTATTATATAAAATTCCGTATGTAACTTCATTGCCAATGTATGCATCATAGTAAGCAAAACAGCCTTCCCCCGCTGTAGTCGCAGTATTCCAGGCAGCTAGTGTTTGAGCTTCGGTTATAGGATCTCCGTTTGTATATTTTTTTACACTTAGATTCGCATCACTTACTTCGTAAATTCCAGCAGGTACTGTTTCCAGATCGGCTGCGTCTGTCATTGTTGAAGGTAGGTTAGTTAATTCTGGAGTGTAATTGTTGGTTAAATTAGCTCTTAAATTAATATATTCAGGTGCAAACGTTGGAGCAAATTTCGCTACAGATATTTGATCTTCATTGGTATAATAATATAAGCTATTTAAAGCGTTATTTATATTTATTTTTCTTGGTTGGTTTCTATTGTCTGAAAAAAACAAAAGCCCCTCTACTAGGTTTATACCTATTATTTGATTAAGTGTAGAAAAATTAAGCCACGCACCCTCAACCAGCACTGTATTAGTGTTGGTAACCGCATTATAAACACATATTTGGTGTAGAGTATTACTAGGGGCTGTATCTAATTCATCGTAATTTGTTCTAAAATAATAAACGTCACCGCTAGAGTCATCTACAAAGTGACCTATTATTTTATTACTGTTACCACCACCGCCAACAACCTCAGAATTACCTAATATTGATTCTAAAGCACCTACGTCAGACCCTTCTGATCTACTTAAAGATAAATTATTGGCCTCCCTATATTCACCTTTAGGTAATATTCTAGAGTCAAGATCTTGATTCATCTTGCCCTTTAAAAACGAGTTTTTAATTTCAGCCATTTAATTTAATGTTTTAACCATTTAGATTTACCTCTCATTACTTGAACTATTTCGTCAAGTTTTATATTTGATAATCTTATTTTAGCGTTTCGTAATTTAGCGCTTCTCTCCTGCTTTAATCTTCTAACTATATATTCAGGTTGGTTTATTCTAGAAGCTATTACAGCGTGACTCATATGAGCATATAGAGCCTCTTCTGCAAGCTTAGGAACTTTAGTTTCCATATCAGAAGCTAAACCATCAGAAATATATTCTAAAACTATAAGCGCTCCAGCTAAATTACTAGAAAAAGATATTTTACCTTCTCTGTGGTTTATAGTAAACCATCCGTTCACTTGAGCATACTGAGGATCTAATCCGTAATTTTGACCTAATATTTGTTCATCCCACCCCCAGCTATCATAACCTTGGTTATAAAGCGTGTCTGTTACATCTTGATTTATTAAAGAATCATTAGCTGTTCTCCAACGTTCTTCTGTTATCGATGTTCCTTCTATATTATTTCCAAAGTTATCCTGCGTTGGCACACCTTTTGAATCTTGTACAGGATTTTCTAACGGGTTTGTAGTTAAATTATTTGCAGGATATATAGGTCTTTTAACACCTAATTGATCTATCCAAGATATTTTAGTATAGTTTACATAGTCTTGCGGTATAACAACACTCAACTCAGGAGGTATATTTAATTCTTGAGATTTAATACTTTTTAGTGTATCATAACTAAATTCTTGCAATCCACGCTTTGCATGAAAAACAAGATCTGTTCTTTTACAACTTGTTATTAGTTTACCATCCCCTACATAAGCAACTAAGAAGTTGTTGATAATATCATCAAGCTTTATGTAAGAATAAGATCCGTAGTTTTCCTCAACAGTATTACCATAAGCATCTCTGTTTCCGTATTCTCCACCACTCAATATTTTTAATTGAACAACTACACTTGTATTAGCGGCTAAGTTTCCTGTAAATGTTATTGTATTACCTGATACGGTATAAGGTGAAGTGTATTCTGTATATGTTAAAACACCAGCGTTAGCGGTGTATAACTTAAAATTATTTAAAGCGTAATTTGGCTGAAGAGGATCATAACTACCTAACACTAGTTCAGTATCAAATGTAGTTGTGAAGGCTTGCCCAGCACCAGCTGCAGATAAAAATTTTTGTACCCCTGCGTAATATTGCTGATTATTTTCTGTGATTAAACCCATGTATTAAGATTTTGCGTTTTGTTCTTCTTGTTGAATTTGTTGAGCAGCTACCTGTATTATGGTTGGATCTTTTACTACGATTCCAGCATATAGAAGTATTCTAGTTATAACGTTAGTTTGTTCAGATGAATTTAATTCAAAATCTACAGAAGTTGAGGGATTGTAAACGTAAGTTACGCTGCTAACAGGTATGTCAAAGTTCCAAACAACGTTTTTAGGCTTTCTAAGAAAAGTTGTTTTTACGTCAGAGGTTATAGAAGGAGGCTTTATATTCAGCTTGCCGCTTTCATAAAGATATACCGGAAAGTTTGTACTAGGAGCTGTTAAATCTGATTTATCTATATTATAAAACTCAACTCTTTGAAGTCTTTGAATTTCTATATCATTATAGGTAACAGTACCTAATCTATAAAAAGCAAACTGGCTAGCGGTAGGAGCATCGTTGTAGACTATAGCACTACCTGTTAAAGTATCTACAGTAGGTAAATTAAAAGGCGGTAGGTTTGGCCCAACAGTAGCACAGGGGCCTATACATTTAAAATTTGATATTTTATCGTCTATATCAACTTGTCTATTGCTGTAGTCAAAGTCTGTTTGAGTTACACGCAACTGTTGATTAAGATCTTCAAAGTATCTTTCAAATATATCCAACTGAACTTGAGTGGCTGTCTTGTTGAATTCATCAGGCGTTATGTACCCGCGCTGCTCTTGATTAAGTATTAAAAGAACAGTTCTATACACGTTATTTACATTTATTGCCATAGCGATGTGGTTTTATTCAGAAAAGTTAGTAAAAATTAATCTAGATTTTGATCTTTCTAATTTGTTTATTTTTTCTATTAATAATCTTTGTAGTAAGTTTGGATCTGTTTTTTCTCTATTTGCTAATATAGCGTAAACCATACAAGCATATAAAGCTTCTTCTGCTAGTTTTGGGATAGCGGCGTTTTCAGATGTAGTGAGCGCGTTAGATAAATACTTTAATACAAAATCAGGGTCACCTACATTACCAGCATTAAAAGTAATAACCTTAGTAGTGTAGTTTATAGCAAATTCATCATTACCAGGAGCGCTTTCTACTTGTGTAAATATCGTTCCATTTACAGTTATTGAAATTATACTTACAAAATCAGCAGGTAAATTGTAGGTTGCTGGCAAATTAATTGGATCTAATGTAAATTGACTTTTTAAAGTTTCATAAGCAAACTCTTGCAAGCAACGCCTAGCGTGAAATATTACTTCTGTTCTTTTTGAATCCGGAATAAGCTTACCAGGTCCAGTGTAAGATATTATAAAGTTGTTTATTATATCATTTAATGATATGAAAGCATTTGTTAAAGTTGTAGCCATTTTTTATTATTTTTGATCGTTAGCATTTATTTGTTGTTCTTTACCGTTAGCCAAAGACATAACAAATTGATCTTTAGACATTACACCTGCATACCCTAGTATTTTATCTATTAACAATGGTTGGTCAGATTTGTGTATTTCAAAATCTTGTGAGTCTAATGAATTGTAAATATAGTTGCCTAATTCAGGGTCTATATTGAATCCCCATTTAGGGTCTTTTGGAAAACTTAAGTAATTTAAAATAACATCACCAGCAAGCGTTGGGAACAAAGTTATTTCTCCTCCTTCATAAGTATAAGCAGGGTAATAAGCAGTAGGGGCAGTTAATGGAGATTGATTAGTTGTATATATCTCATACTGCTGTATTCTTTGAGCTTCTCTATTGCTGTATATAACAGAACCTAATTCTTGAACAGCTGAAGTAGGTATTACTTTTGAAGAACCGCTCAACGTCAATGTTTCATTTGTTTTAAATATAGATATTTTTTCATCTAACAAAGCCATCCTATCAGCGTAAGCTAATGAGGTTTGAGGCATTCCAAGCAATTGATTTAAATCATCAAAGTACTGAGTAAAAATTTCTTGTTGCGCTTGAGCAGCAATTTTGTTGAACTCGTTAGGCGTCAACACTCCTCTTTTTTCTTGTTCCAGCACAACTAGAACAGCTTTATAAACCTTGTTTATGTCTATAGCCATTTTCTTTTATTTTTAAATTTGCTTGTTTAATATAAGAGGCTATGCTATTATAACCTCTTATACTTTTTATTATTACACGTTATTCTAAGTTTTTCTCTACTGATCTATAAACTTCTACACCTTCATCGGTTTTAAAGTAAGCTGCCATTGCAGAGTATGGGTTTTCGTCAAAAGGTACTGTCATTAATTTTCTACCGTTTGATCCCCAAGTAAATGTTCTTTGATCTTGCGACAATTTAATAATACCCATTTCAGAAGCTTTTATAGCTATGTTTCTTAATTGTACATTGTCGTCATTTGCTAACTCCATAAACAAATCTGGTTGTCTTTTAGCAAATAATAATAGATCTCTTTTTAGTTCTTTAGTTGTCATGCTCGAAACCTTAGACCCTAGTTCAACACGAAGTATTGCTTCAGCGTCATCAACTTCCATAGTTCTTGCAGCCATCATTGCATCTATTTGAACTTCTAAATCTTCTAATTCATCTTCGGCTATAGCTACTGGATTATGCTCGTAGTATTTATTACCTAATAGTGGATGATATAAAGATAGTAATTTTTGTAGGTTTTGTTGTTCTTTTTTAACATATAGAGCGCCGTCTTTAAACATTATATGCCCTAATGTTGCTTGACCGTTTTGCTCATCTATAAAAGGAGAATTTTGATTTGTTGCGTATCTAAGTTCTCTTTGAAGGCCCTTGTCTTTATCAAAATATAATAAAGGGTGTCTTGATGTATGTTTGGATGAAATTGTTAATGTTAAAGGTGCTTGACCTATAACTATATACATTCTATCCTTTATTTCCCAGCTTGGTTTAGCTGTTTCTTGTTTCTTTGGAGCAGTCATTACTTCTTGCTCTTGTACTATTTCTTTTTTTGCTACAGGCTTTTTAGCTGTAGTCTTGGTTGCATTTGCTGCCATAATATAATATAATAAAATTTTTAATAAGAGTAATAATTACCCCTGTCAGTTCAACAAGGGTAACTACTACATTAATTTAATCGGTACTAGTCTGTGAATAACACAAAGTTGTTAGCCGCTTGAGTTACTAAACATCTTTCAGATAAGAAGTGAACCTCCATCGCATCTAAATCAGAAGTAGCAGCGCCACCTACAGATCCAGTGATCCAGTTTTTCATTCTTCTATCATCAGCTTGAGAAGCTCTATATCTTACGTGTAAGAAAGGTCTTCTGATGTTAGTTCCTAATATTTGATCGTAAACTGTAGAAGTTCCAGCAGGTACTAATACTCCTTCGATTCCAGCATCAGCAACACCTCCACGAGTAGAAGCATCGTTTAAGTATTTCCAGTCAGTTTTGTAGAAGTCATAAGAACCTCTTCTGAATCCAGAGAAACCTAAGTTTAATGCCATTTCTTCAGAATTTTCAAATACACCAAAAGAACTACCACCACCGTAATAAGCACCAGCTCCGGCTGTTTGCCCTACACCAGCTAACATATCATCAAAGTCTAGAGAAGTTTCTCTATTCAAGAATAACATGTTTTCTTCGATTGCTCCTTGAGTATCTAAGTTTTTAAGAATTGAATCAAACTGAGCTAAACCAGTTGTTGCAGTAAAGTCTACTAATACATTTCCACGGCTTTTAACAGCAGCAAAAAGACCTTCAGTACCTTTAGCAGTTGTAGTTGAACTTCCAGATTTTAATTCACCTTCTACCATAGACATTTCTAAGTAGTCTTCAAAACGTAATCTTGTTTCAGATTCAGCTTTTAAGTACCATAAGAAACCTCCTTGACCAGACTCAGTAGCTACTTCAACCCATCCGATCTGAGCAGTGTCAGACCCGTTGATTGCATACTTATCTTTGATAATGATAGGAGAGTTAGAGTATTGAGTGAAAGAAGGTGTTACAGAAACTCTGTTAGCATCTCCAGTTCCTTTTCCGTACTCAGATCCGTATACGAAAATCTTAAGCGCTGGTCCACCAGTTACTAAATCTACTTCAGCAGCTCCAGCTCCAGTTCCGTCTAAGGCTTCTTGCGAATAAGGCGCTACAGTTAATACACCTGCACCTAATGCACTACCAGGAGTAGCTCCAGAGGCAACAACGTAACAGTTTAATTCTGCTCCAGTTGCTGGATTCATTACTACGATTGTAGAACCAGGAGATACAACATTCTCAATAAGAGTTGCACCAGCTCCACCAACAGGAATAGTTAAAGTAGAAACTTTTGCTCCAACAGCACCTGCATTAGTTGCTATTACATTCTCATAAGAAATATGTAATCTATTTTGTTCAGACCATACTACTTGATCAGAAGTCATTGGCATTTCAGCTCCCACCATTCTTAAGAAACCACCTAAGGTTCTATTTCCATAACGCTCTACTTCAGCTTCATAGATTTCTGGTAAGTACTGTTGTGCGAAATCATTCGTGCCGTCAGTAAAGTTTAAATAATTGCCTTCTAAGGCTTGTTTTTTTTGCGTTGGAATTAAGCTTCCAAACACTGGGCTTACATTTGCCATAATTTTTTAATTTTTTAGTTAAATTTTTTTGTTTTAATTTTAAGCTTAGAAGAATCATAACCGCTTATTGACTTAACTTTTATTCCGTTTACGAACTCGCCAGAGGTAGTTTGTCTTGCCCCTGTGCTTGGATTTTTAGAACTACTAACTATTTCTTTAGTAGCATCTGTTCTTCCTTGTTCATAAAAGTGATTAATAATCTTGTCAGCATTTGAAGCGATATAAATAGCTTTGTGATAACCTTTCGTATCTTTTATATTACCGCCTTCGTCAAGAAACTTTCCTACGAAATTGTTAATGCTTGATTGGTTCTCTGCAACTTTATTAGGATCTTGTAAACCATATCTAAACTTCTTTTTACCTACATTGAAGTCAAAACCTTTGAATTCGTTAGTAAAGTAATCATTTGTTTTTGATTTAAAGTCCGAATGCTGCTGCTCAGCTATTTTCTGATCTTCTTGATATCGGTTGAAAAACTCTGTTGCTTTTTTTTGTTCCTGAGTAACGCCGGGTCTCAACTTGATTTCGTCGTAATATTTACTCTTGGTTTTTTCTAAAAAGCTTTTAGCTTTTCCAACTTCTTCTTTAAACGCAATTTTCTTTTTGCGTATATCTCTTTCCTCATCTATGTCTTCATCATAATCGTAGTCTTCTAATAGTAGGCTAACGTCATCTGATTCTAGATAAGGTTTTGTTTGTTTGTAATATTCCTTTAATAGCGTTTTGTCGTCAACACTTGAGTAGTCCGCGTTTAATCTAACGTAGTCTTCCACTGATCCACCTGTCTCTTCCATAAAAGTAACAAGCTTATCTATGTTTTCCGGAAGCACTCTTTGTTCAGCTACTGGCTGAGGTTGTTGTTCAATAACTTTTTCAGGCTCTTGAGCGGGCTCTTCATCTACAATTTCTATAATACCATCTTGTGCGGTATCGCTTGGTGTATCGTTAACGACTACAACAGGTTCTTCAACTACGTCTTCTTTAACCTCTGGTATTACTACCTTAGCAACTTCTTCAGTTACTGGTTCTTTCACTTCGTCTATGTTGACCTTTATAGGTTCGTTAGATTGGTTGCCTAACTTTTTAGGGCTTGTTTTTTTGGATTTAATTTTAAAATCCCCTTCTTGTTTTACTTCTGACATAATATAATATAATTAAATAATTGTTTATTAGCTAGGCCCAAACTCTTCTATTCCGAATCCACCTAGCACATCGTTTCCTGATGATTCAAAGTTTTTAGGTAATCCCTCTGTTTGTCTTTGTTGTATTAACTCAGACTGCTGAGATCCCTGCATTTTTATTCTTTTGTCTTTTCTATCTTCAATTTCTTTTTCTTTACTACCTTCTGCGTTTGCTCTTACTTGTGCCAATTGCATATTGAAGTTAAACTCTTCCGCCATCAACTCTCTTTTTATTTGAGCTTCAGTTTGCATTCTTTGTATTTCAAACTGTGACTTAGCTTGTTCTATACTTACTTTTTCTTGAGTAAGTGCTTGTTGTTTTTGTACCTCAGCCATTGCAGCTTTTTCGGACGCCTCAGCGTTTGCCTGCGCTTGTGCTTGAATATTGGCTTGTTGTTGTTTTTGCTCTCTCTTTATTTTCTGCTTTTGTCTAAGCTTTAAGAATTGATTAGCTAACTTTATGTTTTTTATTTGTCTAATATCGATTGCATCGGATAAAGCAATTGATTGTGTTTGTAAAGCCACCTGTATGTTTTGCTCTAGTAAAGCTTTTTCTTCGTCCTCCGGTTCAAGTTCTAAATAAATACCAAAGTCATGTAGTTGTAAATTCATCAACTCTTCAAGAGTTTTTGTATTAAATGTACTTATAGCATTTGTTAAAGCGTTTTCTGTCAAAGGGTTTTCAATAACATCAGCTACTTTTAAACTTATATTTTCACACGTTCTAACTGTTAAGTAAAGTAAAGAATCTAATACGTGTTTTGTTGCGATGTTAGAAGCATTAGCTGCCATTTTTTGTAAACCTACTAATGAATCTTTATGAGGAGCACTTCCGTCTCTTGCTTCGTTTAATCCGGTTACATCTCTTATCATTTGTAAATAATACTGGTATGTACCTATTAAACTTTGTATTTTTGCTTGACCGCTTGAAGATGATAATTCCTGCACAGGTACTTTACCTCTATTCAATTCACCGTCTTGTGTAAGTGATCTACCTACAACAGAACCTGTTTGAAAGTACATGTTTAATGCTTCAGCTGGATTGTATGTTGTGCCATTACCTAAATCAACTTCCGCTAATCCATCCATATCTAAGAACACACCATCCGGTACTATTCTAGACATAACTTGTTGTAATTTAAGATGCGTTATTTGAATCATATCGGCAAAGCTAGTAATCTTACTAACTATAGACTCTATACGTCCTTTGTACATTCTAGGTGCAGATATGCAGTAATTCATCATTACTTTTGTAGTATCAGCCGTAGGCCTTGTCATGTTTTCTGCTAGCTTCCAGTCTAACATGATATTTGTACCTAATACTTTTGCTCCTGAATATAATACCTCTATTGTTCTAGATATTCTTTCAAAATTATCATTGACGGGAGGATCGAATGTGTCAGGTTTTTCTAACGTCTTTTCTAACCCTTGGTCTGTTTTCTTTATTTTAAATACTTGATCTGAATATGTTTTGTATTCAAAGTATAAAACTTGAATTGTGTTAGCGTCGTAATTACCCCAGTTAGTTACATACTGAGAATTACCAGGCATATCCTGTATTTTTTCTAACTCCGAAGCTGATAGTGATGGAAACTGTTTTTTAAGTTCAGCTAACGATATGGATTTTACTTCACCTACGTAGTATATATCTTCAAAGTTTGGGTCTTCTGTATATGAATAAATCATATTAGCAGGGTCAACATAATCAGTAACTATACCCTCAGCCTTATTAAATGATGTTTTGACAGCCCCAATACCTATAGTTGTTAAATCGTGAGCTAATCGTTTTTTTATTTCGTTGTACTTGTTAAATGCTAATACATTGTTTATAACTTCTTCTTCAGCAATTTCAACATTTTGCTTAGCGGTCATTTGCAAGTGTACGTCTAACTCCTCTTTGTCTTCAGGTAATTCATTTAGGTTTCCTGTAAGAGCCATATTCATACCTAGTTCTTGCTGTATGTTCTCAAGCATAGGTTTTGTATTCATATCTTGTTCTACTGCCGCTGCATAATCAGTCCTGCTTTTTACAGAAAATGGATCTTGAGCAAAAGCGCTTATATCGTATGATTTGTTTGACATTCCGTTTACAACAATATCAACAAATTTTGATATAACTGGTATTGGCTTCCAGTCTAAATTAAGATAAGATAAATCACCATTTATAGACAATTCATCTTTATACTTTTGTATTGATTGCTCTCCTCTTGCGTATAACCGTAGTGAATGAAAGCTATTCCAATTATTTAAGTATCTATTACCGTTACCTCTTCCTTGATTGAACCATTCTTGTTCAATAGCTCTAGAGACTTGCAAGCCGTAATCATAACTAGCTTTTACTTCGTCGCTAACAACCTGGTTAGGGAAAGAACTATCGGTATTTGTTTGTATTTTCATTTATCTTAATATTTTAGACGTAGAACCTCTATTGTCATATCTTTTAATTCCTAAATCGTAAACCTTTTTTTGCACTGGACTAACCGGTGAATATAGGTTTTTGTTACAAGCCATTATTGCTAAACCAGAACTTATAGAAGCATCATGCTTTGTTCTATTGTTTATATTGAATTTACCCCAGTCTTCTAATGTTCTTTGAAAGTACATATCACCATAACCAGCTTCTGTTCGTCCAACACAAGTTTCTATATATGATTCTATAGCTGCAGCGTGTGCTTGTTTAATATCTTCACTAGAGTTTGGTATACCACCTATTTCTCTTTCAGTTATAGATAATTTGTTTAATCTTTTATCAGGCCTGTTCATTGAAAAGCCTCTATAGCCTCTTCTTTTGAAATGATACAGTAATCTAGGTTTATTGTTTTCCGCAAGTATTGGCATACCGTAAAATATGCAAGCCATTAATACGTCTTCAAAAAATATCTCAGCAGTTTGTGGTCTAGCTATATATTCTAAAAAGAATCTATTAGGCGGAACATCTTCCATGCTAAACTTAGTTAAACCGTGCAAAGCTCCGTTAGAACCTCTCTTGTCAACTGTACCTGATATATCATAGCTATCACATCCAAAAGCACCACAGTGCTCGTTACCCGGATATTTTGTATTACCTTTCACTATAACTCTGTTTTGCATCTGTAAAGGCGGTACCCAACTAACGTTGAACCTACCATTTTTGTTTGGTACAAATATTACCTTAGTGTCTTTTATACCGTTTTCCCACATAAAACTTCCAGTGGTTATTATCGATGTATTCCTAAGGTCTTCGTTATAATCTATTTGTTCGTATATCTTTGTTAAGTTAAACAGAGATTGCTTTGCTTCGTCTCTAAAAGCGTGTTGCTCTGTTCTTGGAAACTGACGATAGTATTCATTTAAACCATCTTGATCTCCTTTTAATCCTTCAACTTCATTGTTCCAGTATTCAATTACACCTTGTTTTATAGGTGATCCGTCAGGCCCTTCAGCTGGTTTTTTTGGCGTTTCAAATACAGGAAATCCATAAGAATCAATGTAGCCTTCGTAGTTCCATTCCATAGGAATGAACAAGCTATAGAGTCCCGAACGAGTCTGTCCATTTGCATTTCTTTTTGTTGCGTCGGAGTCATAGTATAGTTTTTTAAAGTTCTCACCACCCTTGTCTAAAGCATTTGATGTACTACCCATCATACACTTACCTATAATTTTTGAACCTAATCTCAAACAAGTTTTTGTAACTCTCCAGTTATTTAATATGTTTGTAGGTCTTTCCCATTTACCACTTTCATCGTGGACTAATAGTTTTAATTTTTCACCGTCGTACGAGTTGTCCCCGGTGTTCTTCCAGTCGATCGTTGTATCGAGCCCGGTGATCTCTTGTAGCTTCTCATTGGTGTCAAGCTTTTTTCTTGTAAATTTGGACGCGGGTACTCTGTACGCAAGTTCCGTCTTCGGCCTGTCCATACCGTCCTGGATTGGTTTGAAGAAGAAGGGATAATTAACCGAGATGGGTACCACTTTATCAGTAAACATCTTTTTCGCATCTGGACCAGACTTTGATAAAATTCCGAATCTGGAGTCTGTGGATATTGTAGCTTGATTAACCGTTTCGCCTGAGGCCATGAAAGAAAACCCTGACCGTCTGTTCTTAAGATAGCACATTCCGTAACAACGTACATCTGCTTTACAAGCTTCCCAGAATATAAAGAATAATCTGTTTGACTCCCTAAAGTCTGCTGCCCCAACATCAATTTTGGACCACTGCAAGTACATGTAGTGAGTACCAGTAATATAAGAAGGCTTGTCTTTATTAAAAAACCAAAAACCTTCTTCACGCCTTTTAAATTCTGTATCAATATAGTCATACCACTTTTCTTTAAACTGTGAAGGGTATTCGTCCCAATCAAATACCGATTTTATCTTTGAAAGCTCTTTTGGGTATTCAGTGTGTCTCCACTTGTCTCCTTCAAATTTAATAACATCATCTTCTTTTGGTAATGCTATTTTTATTCCTTGTATTTCGTAAACCTCTCCTATCTGTCCGGTTCTACTGATCACAACTACATCGTGCTCTTCGTTATAACCGTACTCCCATTTCTTATACCTGTTTAACCTCTTTAATATCTTAGGTTTAATATAGTCTTTTAATACTGCTACTAAGGTTTGTTCGTACATTATCTAGATCTTCCTTCAGCAAAACCTCTAAAAGCTTTTTCTTCTTTAGCTTCTTTTGGGTTTTCATTTAATCTTTCATCCTCCTCTTCTATTCTAGCAAGTATTTCAAAAGCATCGAATATAGCTAATTTTTTTGTTGCGGCAGCATTTTTAAGTCTGTCAGCTGATAAATCATCTTCTGAGTCAACGATCTTTTCTTCTGCCACTTTAATTAACTCCTTAACTGCTTTTTGCCCAGCTAGGATTATATTCTTCTTGGTTTCTTTTGTGTTCATACTTAATTACAATATCATTAGATTTCATACAATAAACTCTTTGATCGTCTATTATAAAATCCCATTCACTGCCGGGTGTAAACCCTACCGTGTCCCCTGGATTGATATTAAGCGCTTTTAAAGAACTATTACCTATTTTTAATATACCAATAAGGTCTTGCTCTTTTTGTGATCTTAAAGTGTCTTTGTTTTTTAAAGGCATTACAAAGCATCTGTCTCCAAATGATTTCCAATCCCCTGTATTTTTATACAAATATATTTGATCTGCTGAACAAAAGTGTAAGTCATCTTTAAAATGAGATCTACTTCTTTTCTTATTACCTCGGATGTCATAAAAAACTCTAAATACATTATGATGTATTATTATTATGTCTCCTTTTTTTATATTTGTTTTAAAAGCTTTTGGTGTTTCAACCACTATAGCTAAATTGTTTACAGACTTAAAGTCTTCAATTTTAGTGTTTAGTATTAATGTAACGTCGCCTAGCTTTATTTTGTTATCGTATCTATCACCAATAGGTTTGACGATAAAATCGTATAGACTTCTCATTTAATATTCTAAATCATACTCAACGAATATTGCCATGTTAGAATTAAACTTCTTCCATGGCATTACCTCATTTCCTT